AACCCGTAGAAGATAAGAAACCCGTCGAGGCGAAGAAGCCTGAGACCGAAGATAAGAAGCCCGTAGAAGATAAGAAACCCGTAGAAGATAAGAAGCCCGTCGAAGATAAGAAGCCTGTCGAGGCGAAGAAGCCTGTCGAGGCGAAGAAGCCTAAGCCTGAAGCTAAGGAAGAAACCAAAGAGGAAGTTAAAGACGAAGAAGCCGGTAACGCAGAATGGCAGGCGCTTGCAACTAAACCCGTAAAAGATTTTTACGACACTATCTCTACCACATTTAAGAACCTACCCGGTGGTAAGTCTGAGGTCGGTGAAGATACTGATAAGACAAAAGTTGGCGGGTTGATGCGTGCGAATGAGCGCACGTTAAGTAAAGATGCTAAGGCCGCACGGACATACTTCTTGAAAGTGCCGAGGACGGTAGATGTCCTGCGACTGATTGCATTTGATCTGGTATACGGGACTCCGCAGTTTCGTCAGGAAAACGAGTCCAATCAAGAAGCCGCATTCTTCCAAGGTCTTAACGGCGCGAATGCACGGCTTGCCAAGAAGTGGGTTGAGCAGAACCTCAGCCCTAAAGTTGTCACCAAGCTTGGTAAACTTATCAATGGTTATGAGATTGAGAAGATTCTTGATGAGGAAACGCTTGTTGAGAGAATACGCGCTCTCGGGACAAAGCCCAATACTGTCGATGAGACGATTGCCGATTATGTGATCAATGAGAAGGTCACGGCTGTCGCTGATCTGCGTGAGACATTTGGACAGAAGACAGACACACCTGCCCCGTCACTTAATTGGAAGCGCAAGCTTGAACTGAGTATTGATGCAGCCCTTGCAGCCAACCCCCTGCACCCTGTCGTGGTTGCCAGACTCGAATCGGGTGACCTGCTCTCCAGTCTGCGCCTTCTTGCAGCCTCCAGCCAAGGTAATATCTCTAAGATCGCATCCAAACTGGCTGACAAACTGACGACCACTAAAGTTGAAGTCAAGAAGGGTCTGAAAAACGAGGAAGGTCAACCTGTCGCAGGTTTGTTTGATCCCCAGACAAATACCGTGCAGCTCGATTCGGACTTGGGCATGAACGCCCACACCCTGCTGCATGAGGTGACTCACGCTCTGACCTCAGAGACGCTGGACAATAAATCTCATCCGGTGACTAAACAGCTTGAGACGCTTTACAACGATGTCAAGGATTCTTTAGATACGCACTACGGTGCTCAATCACTCGATGAGTTCGTAGCAGAAGCGTTCACCAATCCTGACTTCCAAGCCAAGCTGCAAGCGATCAACCCCAAAGGTCAGCCTATCACGGCATGGCAACGGTTCACCCATGCCATCAAAAACATGATGCGCCGTCTGATCGGGCTGGACTCGAAACCGCTGGAATCTGCGGCAGATCGTGCAGATGTGTTAATTGAGGCGATTATTTCCCCGTCGCCAGAGACACGTAACGCTGGTGCGCTCTATCAGGTTGCGATGAGTCAGACGGGAGATTCCTTCCTTGATCGAATTGGGAAGATTGCAGAAAGCCTTCCCCTACTTAACCAAAAACGTGTTGATAAGATCCACGAGATCATTACTTCGTTGACTCCCGGTGCTGCTCGCACGGGTATGCTCAAGGTCCTGCCTCTTCATGCGTTTGTTGAAGTTGCGGAGAAATATGTTCCCGGCGTCACTCGGTTTAAAACCTTGCTTGATGAGAAGAAAGGTGCCGAGCAGAAGCGGTATGAGGGGGTCGAGGCAACGGTTAAATATGTCTCAGACTGGGCGGGTAAGAATCCATCTTTAGTGGACCCCCTTAATAACGTCGTCTACACCAGCACCACGATGCAGGTGGACCCGTCCAAACCCGCGTCCGAGTACAAAGACGAGAAACTCAAAGTTTATAACGAGCTTCAATCTGACTGGAGGAAGTTAGGTAAAGACGGTCAGGAAGTCTATACCCAGATGCGAGATACCTATAAAAAGATGTATGAGGATACTCGCAAGGTAATTGAGGGTCGAATTGATGCGATGGGGTTGGATCAAGCCTCATCCAGCAAAATCAAGAAAGACATTTATCAGAAACTCCTAAACAGCGGCACCATCGAGCCTTACTTTCCGCTGACCCGTACAGGCGACTATCGGCTGGTGTATCACGCATTCAGCCCCCGGTCTAATACGACCGAGTTGTTTGTTGAACATTTCGAGACCCCACGTGCTCGGGACCGTGCGATTGAAGAACTTAAGCAGGATAAGGATGTCAAGCAGGACACCATCCAGAAATTTACTTCTCTGGAGAAGTTTGATTACAAGAGCGCACCCCCGACTTCGTTCGTCAGTTCTATGCTGAAGTCTATGGAAGCTGCCAAGATCAAGGCATCTCCGCAGCAAAAGAAGCAAATTGACGAATCCATTGAATCCACGATGCGGATGTTCTTGGACTTGCTGCCTGAGACGTCGTTCGCTCAGTCTTTCCGGCGTCGTAAAAATAAGGGCATGGGGGTGTTGGGTTTCGAGCATGATGCGATTGGTGCCCTCAAGACCAAGGGTTACTCTTTGGCTAGGCAGTTATCCAATATCGAGTACGGTGCCAAGTTTGATACATTTATGAATAAGGTCCGTGAGGACTTCAAAGTTGCGGGTAATCCGGAAGACGCCAAGCCCTACATCGAAGAACTCGATACTCGGGTCAAGTTTGCACGAAGCCCCAACGTGCCGGATTGGGCGAAAGTCGCTACGTCCTTCGGCTTCAACATGACTCTCGGTTTTAACGTCTCGTCTGCTCTGGTTAACTTGTCGCAGATTCCGCTTGTGGTGGTGCCGTACCTTGCCTCTCGGCATGGGCTTGTGAATACCACGGCTGCAGTGGGTCGGGCGACTCGGATCTTCATGACCAGCGGTACCACCCGTGAGATGGAGACTTTGGTTAACGGTAAGAAAGTTACGACTCGCAGTATGCCGTCAATTGATAACATCGACTTCAAGAAGCATCCTGAGTTGGCATACCTAGAGACCCTCGTCAATGAAGCCAGCCGGATGGGTAAGCTCAACCGATCTATGACGCAGGACATTCTTGAGTTCGATGAAAAAGATACCTTGATGAACAAGGTCAATGCCGCTTCCGGATGGGTGTTCCATCAGGGCGAGCGGATGAACCGACAGGTATCACTCATTGCTGCCTACGAGCTAAACCTCAAAGCTCTTAAGAAAGCCGGGAAGACAGGTAAGGCTGCTGAAGTCGAGGCTGCACAAAAGGCTCTCTATGATGTTGAGCTGACTAACGGGGGTACGTTTGCCGAGGCTGCGCCCAGTATCGCTCAGAATCCTATCGGTAAGATCATCTTCATGTACAAGAACTACGGCGTGTCGATGTATTACATGCTGTTCAAAGGCACAAGGGATGCACTCGCCGCACAGGATCCTGAAGTTCGTAAAGCCGCCAAGAAACAGATTGCTGGTATTTATGCCTCGGCTGCATTGATGGCAGGGGCTCGTGGTCTGCCCATGTTTGGCGTTGCCGCCATGATCTATAACATGTTTGCGGACGATGATGAGGATGACTTCGATACCGCCGCACGTAAGTGGATGGGCGAGACTTTATATGGGGGCCTGCTCAATGCGGTCAGTGGTCTTGAGATCGGTGGACGGATTGGCTTGTCGGACCTGCTCTTCCGCGACACGACCGTCAAGGATCAAGAAAGTGCGATCCTGAGTTTTATGGAGCAGGTTGGCGGTCCGGTGTTTGGTGTGGTCAGCCGGATGGAGCGCGGTCTGTCCCTCATCGGTGATGGGTATGTGGCCCGGGGTGTGGAGCAGATGCTCCCGTCTGCGATGGGTAACGCGCTGAAGTCGATCCGCTACTCGACCGAAGGTACGCAGACTCTGCGGGGTGATCCGATCACGGGTGAGGTGGGTCCTTGGAACGTGGCAGCTCAGGCATTTGGTTTCGCACCTGCTGAGTACATCCGCCAGATGGAAGAGAACAGCGCAGCGAAGAAGCTTGACAAAGCAATCAGTACTGAAAAGACCAAGCTCCTGCGTCGTTACTACATGGCGATGCGGCAGGGTGATGGTGATGAGTTATCGGATGTGACTGAGGCTATGCAGGATTACAACGACCGTCATCCCGGTAACGCCATCACGGGTGATACGATCAAACGGTCGATGACTCAGCACATGAAGACCTCTGCCACGATGTATCACGGAATCACGATCAGCAAAAGGAATTGGAACGAGGTGATGCAGAGCCTCTCCGAATACGACCGAGATATCGAAGACTAAGCCGTCCTCCAAAACCGGACCCCCCACTTCCCATCCTCGATCCGGGTCCGGTACTCCATCTTCCAGCCCTTCAGGTCTGTGTACGCATGGACCTGATTCACAAGCTCGACTGCATCGATGCAGGGTATAAAAATAGACGCACCCGGTAAGAGTGCGTCCCAATCCACATAAAATCTTATACCATCGGGTGCGATGTCCCCCGCCCTCAACCAATTCTTACGAGGTTTCCTCTTGGGAATCTTCAAAATCATCCCCTTTCGCAAAATCCTCCCAGTTTAGAGTCCACACATCTGCGGGTGGCAGGCTCATGTGGGTGCCCCGTGCCAGTCGGATCTTCTCTCGCTTCGCCTTGGTTTGCCCCTTCTTTAGATCGTCCATCAAACCTGTGTAGCTAATCTGCTGCTGGGCACACCATTCCTTAAGCGGCTTGATCAGAAGATAGAGCACCTTGACGTCGTACTCGTACCGACCAATAAACTGCATCCGTGGCGATGCTTCGGGTGGGATGATGGTATCTACAACTGACTTCCTATCTCCGCTCTTAATCCGAAGGATGTTGTTCTGATGTTGAGCAAGGTAGTCCGCCAATGTCTGTTCTGATGTTGAGATCATATCCTTCACAGATTGCTTAAATGTGGATAGAGTGCTAACAATCCACCTAAACAAGTTCGCCATATCCCACTGGATGAACCCAAGCTTCTTGAGAATGATCAAGCCCGTTAAAGCACATGCTGCCTTTGCCGACCAAAATCGATTCTCTGCGGTAAAGCCTGCCGCAACGTCTAACCTTTTTTGAACATCATATAAAGTCTGCTTTGACTGCTCTAATTCTTTTATGATGTGAGTGATGTAGACCGGTCCTGCATGTCCGAAGTTGTTCTTGATCGCTAAGCTAAACGCATCGGTCGTCTCTTTGGAATCGAACGTGATACTTGTGGCAACATGCTCAAAGATCCTCTGGGCCTCGGCAGTGGGGGAGCTTTTAATCAGGGAGATCTTTTCCCGAACACTTGCATTGCCTGTGCTACCGAATAACGTCTTCCACGGCAAACCCCGAACTCGCTCTCGATTAGACCGAGAGGACATCCGATTCCTTTGCATACCATGTGGTATCGAATAGGCTAGATCGGACAAGTCAAGGGGCTTACTATTCGTAAGCTCATCCATGTAAATGACGATGTTCTTGTAGACTTCCGCTCGGTTCATCCTTGAGTAGATGCTATCGCTTTCCTTCAGCATCATGAGATCCGGATCGCCCCAGATTGAGCAACCTGCAATCATGGCTGTTGTCTTACCTTTACCCCCCTGCTTATCCCAGAAGTGAAATCCCGCTCCATTGATAGCTGTGAACTCCATGAGGGGAGCACCGAGACTTAGCCCAAACATGTATTGATGAGCTTCAAATCCCGGCTTGTTAAACAGCTCCATCGTCTCTTTCCATACTTCAGGCGAACCTTTTTTGTTGAAGTGATGGAAAAACTGACTGGTTGCCACGGATGGCGGGTTATCTTCATCCCGATCCGCGTAATAGATCCGACTACCAATCGCAAAGGATTTGTGATCTGCCGACCACCCGAACTGCCGACGTGCAGAAACCGCCTCAGTCTTATACTGCAATTCGTTTATCCACCGCATGACGTACCCCGCGAGACTCGTAGTGTCAGTAACCGCCACACCCTGCTCGGCAAGGGCTTTACGGAACTCATCTTTAGATCCCACGCAGGATAGCGGTAGCGTGAAGTCCCTCACTCCGTCTCTCGGCAGGTGCAGCCGCATCGAAAATGATTCTCCGCGCTCCGGATCATCGATTCGTTTAACGACATATAGCGGATTGTGGTAGACCAAAACGTCTTCATAATCTCCTTCTTTGTTCTTTTGCTTTTTGTAGATTCCTCCGTTCTTTCCCTTGGTGTAGGGTTCTGGATACTCTGGGATTGTGTATTTTCTTTCGGCAATGACGTTTCCATCGATACTCTCTTGCGGCACAACAACTTCTGTTTCGCCTTCAACAGTCTCTAATTCTTTACCAAGCTGAATCGGTGACTTGATCTTCCCCCAATGCTGGCACTTGGGGCATACACCCTCACGGATTGCATCAAACGTTGTGCAAAGGTATGGTCCCTTCGTTAACGCGGCTTTTTCTTCAGTCTCCTCTCGGCTGTAGTTGGGGTGCTTGTTGCTAATCCTATGAATCGCAACGCTTGCATCCGAGCATTCAGATGCAATCGACAGCCCCGCTCTCCACAAAGGCTCTGATACCTCGGGTTGATTTGAAGCGATATGATAGATCTGTGGACAACCTTTACCATCCAGTGTTTTGATTAGGATGTTTTTGAATTTGCTTGTGAAGTTACCCATCAGGGTATTCATCATTTCGCTGCGCTGATTGAAAGCTTTATTCGCTTTCGGGCGCTCCATCTCTCCAAACAAATCCTTGAACTGCGTAAATTCAATCGGTGGTTCAAGATCACCAATAACCTTGACAGGTTTAGGTGGGTTTTCTTTGTAGTGATGTGTCCCCGGAACTCGTAGCACTCGTGCCGCATCAGCGGGTACTGACGGATCAATTCGTAGCCCAGAGTCTAGGCACTTCTTCTTGAATGCAAAAGCAACTCGTTCCCAGTCTTCTTTTGGGATCTGCTCCGTTAGCATCCAGTAGACATGCAGTCCTCGACCTGAACTAACAACCGTAGGCTTTGGAAGTTGAGTCAGCTTGCAAAAACTTCTTAGGGCTTTGTACCCGTCCGCCTGTGTTGGGAATGGCTTCTCGTCTCCACAGTCAATATCTAAAAAGAAAGATCTCAGGTAAAGAGCGTTACTCGCCTCACGACTTTTATCGGTTTGAAACGTCGCCAAGGAAAAATAGGTGTCCCATCCATCCCTATCGAATTCCGAAGCTATTTCAATTGCCGTATCAAGTGAATCGCAGAGCTTCTGCTTAATGATTCCTTTTTGCTTTGCCGCGAAGATGCAGTAATAGCCTTCACTCCCGAGGACCGATTTAAGAAATTGTTTTGTTTCCATAGCCGCCGATCTTCAGGTGAATGGAGTGATCTTAAAGGGATGGGGTACTTGCCGAAGCTTTCCCCCTTTTCATATCAATCGTCCCATTCCCCAACAATCTCAGCGAGATCTACGGCTGGTTTTTCTTCAACCACAGGTGCGGGTTTCTTAGCTGCTTTTTTAACTTCCGGCTCAACTTCAGGTTCTTTGGCTTCCGCTTTTGGTGCCGGAGCTGCCAGCTTAGGTGCAGGGATCACACCATCCGTCTGCGAGACATTGAGCGTCACGGCTTTGATCGTATCCGGATGGTCCACCATCTCCAGCACCACGTCCGCCTCGTCGTCCGTCAACTCACGCACGGGCTTGAAGACAAGCTTCGGTGTCGGACTCGCCGTATCAAACCGCATCTCGGTAATGATTGACTCAACCACCGTGTTGTGCGCATCGCAGTGACGAGCATATGCTTGCAGGGGCATCTTGCCATTCTCTGCATCACCGAACACGGAGGTCGCAGGCATGATCATCTGATACACATTACGCGAAGCAATATCACCCTCCAGCATGACCGCTACCCGCTGCTGGAACTTACAAGCACGGCTATCGTTCTGACCGCTGCCCTTGATATCTTGCTTACATCCCTTGCAACGAGCAGACTGACGCTGCGCTTCCGGAACTTCTTTGGCGGGGGTGTTACTATCGTTTGACCAGCAGGTAGGCTTGGAAGTCTCGCCCTCCACATAGGCCCCACCAAAGTACATCCGCGACACAGCAGCCGCCTTGATGATGACGACATTCATTGACCGGTCGTCGTTTGTACGGACTTCTTTGCCACCCACGATCTCACGGAACACCCCGCCTTTGATCGAGATTCGACGGTTACCCTGCCCACCACCCGTCAGGGTCGAAGCCACAGAGCTTTGCAAACCGGAAAACTTGGAGGAAACGCCGGTCGATTTTTTACCAAACAAAGTCATTTCAGACATGTGAGTTCCTTTCAAAGATCTTTATCGGGGTGTACAACGAGGTCCAACTCAAGCTGTGCAGTCTTTACCATTTCAGCCGGGGTCGGTGGGTCATCTTTATTACGCTGCCTCAACGCTTCTATTACACGGTCGTAATCGAACCGGTACGTCTTAGCAATCTGCACATAGGTATCCTTTGGGATATAGCCCTGCCGAACCCATGATCGAACAGTTGAGATTGATACGCTCAGCTTTTTGGCTAGGGCGTCGATGGTAATTAACTCGTTCATTATTTCCTCCTTACAGTCACGGAATACTCCTGAGTGATGTTAAGCCCGGGGGGCAGGGTTTCGGGATGCTGATCAAGCCATGACTTCATGTTGCCTTGATGAATACGTTTTTCCAAAATGTCAGGAATGCCGTTCTCAAGAATGAATCGATTCATTGAGTCCCAATCGCTGGTCCAGTACTGCGTCTTAACCGTGCGAAAAAACGTGCCCTCGTTAGTGCGGACGGATTCTACTTCATGGTCCTTGCAGTGCTGCAAGAGAGCACCCTTGATGGCATCGACCTTTGCCTTGAGAGCTTTGTCCTCTTCTTCCCATCGCGCCTTGATTTCGGATCGGACCTGATTGATCTTGATATAGGTCTTCACTAACTTCTCAAGCGGAATTGCTTGTGTGTCTTCCATCGTTAACTCCTTTACTGTTTTTCCGATTCTTCTGCTTGCTCTTGTGCAAGCCGTTCTCGGGTGATATCAAACTGCCCTTCTATAATCCGCATGAATTCGGACTTCGGTATGTTGCACACGTCATAGATCTCACATCCCAACTCCAATAAAACCGATCCAATACTTAGGTCGTCAATCTTCAACCTCTCTTCATTATTGGTGATAAATTTCCCAATCGTTATCTTGATGTGGTTCCTAAGCAGGAACATCTCCTTCAGTAAG